CCGAGGTGAGAGAAGAGAGGAGGCCTCCTTGATGTTTAAGGGGACCAAGAAGCTTTTCGATGAACCTTGTGGGAAGCACGATCCCGGGGCTGTCCGATTGGAGAAGGAGGGATGGAAGCGTAGGATGACCGAACCGATGAGTCATATTGACCCATCTCTTCGGGTGGACATCCAGAGGAGGGCGCGCCGGATCATGGGTACCAAGTGGTGGAGTGAGTATAAGGGGAGGAGAGAGGTACTCGTGCCAGATCAGAGGGGTTGTGCGGATTTAGAGACAGTGTGTGGTGGTACTGCAGGTGTGCCTTTTCGAGGAGACCTTTGGTATTGTGAAGGTGAGGCTTATTCTTTAAGAAGAGTCGATGATCCATCCGAAGTCCGATTAGGGGCTGCCAAGACTAAAGGTAAGATTCGAGTGATCACTATGCAGGGCTTTGACACAAAGATGGCTCTTCGCCCGGTTCATGAGGCGGCTTATGACTGGATAACGAAGGGAGGAACTTCTTGGTGTGTCAGGGGGGATGTCTCTAAGGAGGTCTTAGGCCCGGTTGTCAATGACCTGCGGGATGGTGAGAAGTATGTTAGTGGCGACTATGCTGCTGCTACTGATTCTCTTAATCCCGATGCAGTCTTGGCAGTTGTAGAGGTTTTGGCCGAAGCGCTACCGGAGGATCTGGGAAATCACCTCATCCGGAGTTTCAAGGGGGTACATGTTTACGAGCCCTCAGGCGTTAGTTGGGAGGTCACCAGGGGATCGATGATGGGCAATCTCTGTTCGTTTGTGGTACTTTGTATCCTGAATAGGGTTTGCTTTGAGAGAACCTGTGAACTTTCTGGCGATGATACGCATCGAGAGGTTCGGATCAATGGGGACGATATTGTCTTTTGCGGAGATTCTCGGAAGTACCAGACTTGGATTGAAGAGACGGGGAAAGTTGGGTTTGTTGTCAACGCTGAGAAGACCGGGAGGAGTAGAAGGAAGATCGAACTGAATTCGCAGATTTTTTCTGTGAAAACGGGACGGTTTGTCCGGAAGCTCAACCTTGGTTGGATTGGTGCTGGTCTTCAACCTGACGAGTACGCGTCTTCGATCTTCGAGACCCTGGGTCGGATGAGATTCAAGGATGCAGCTTGGCTTATATCGGTTCCCTTGGTTAAGAGCATTGTGCAGAGCCGCGAAATTCCCGTGGGGGTTATCCCGAGATTTTGGTGGAGATTCTTGATGAAGCGCTGGTGGTTTAGGAGGGTCATTCTCGCTGACCCCCCGATAGTTAAGAAAACCGGCGTGGAGAGAGTTATCCCCTTAGTTGAGGGGCCCCCTTTACGCCAATTTGGGGATGATGGGGCGCGCAAGAATCTGGAGAGGGGCATCTTAGCGGTCGGTCGGAGAGTCAAGCTTGGCTTAGTCTTTGGATGGCGTGGGAAATCCGCCAAGCCGATGAAGAAGGCTATCTCTGACGTCCGGTTCGATGTCCCGCGTGATACTCGGGGGAGGAGGTTGAGATTGATGAGGACTCGGCCCCTTTGGCGACGTATGTGGATTCCGGAATGCTTGGAGTGGGTGA